TTACAGTTATATCATTCCAACTCTTTGGTAACATTCTCCGCAGATTCAGTAATAACTTCTAATATGGTATTGATGTAAGGTATAATCACTTTACAAGGTTGAGACTCGAATAACTCTCGCTTATGTTTTAGATGTGCCTTATCGTAGTGTTCTGTCCGGGTAAGGTCATCACGCTTAAACAGAATAGCCATAGTTTCAGAGGCAAAGTTTTTAACGTTATGCTTCCATACTTTCTCGATTAGTGAGATGTCTTTAACTCCTAGCGTCTCTTTAGACTTGTATAGGTATCCGTCTACTTCTATTTCTGTTATCTTTTCGATGTCGGTATTAAATCCTGCATTCCAATCTTTAACCAACTGCTTAAACTCATCTGCGGTCATATCGTCAAAAGCCTCCTCCGGTATTCCCAGTAGCTTAAACTTCTCTATCCATTTCTCAATAGGGTCTAGATCGGAGTTAGTCTCGTAATAATTAACCGAGTCGAACTGCTTTACTGTCAACTCGTCTACCGTATTCGGTAGTTCAAAATCTTTAAATTTTAACATAACTGTAATTTTTTTACGAAAATAATAAAAAAAAACGGGTTTCAATCCAATAAGGTTAGATGGAAGACTTACCAATCTTTGAAGCCTCTATTGATAAAGAATATCAAAAAGGCGAGAATGAGTTAGGGATGGACGAGATAGCGTTCACTTCTGACCCTGCCGTTATGGTTAAGGGAGTAGCATTTAAGTCGGATAAAAAGGAACTATTCGCAGATGCTAAGAAATACCGCATAACTGCTCCTGCTATGATCCCTATGGACATCTATAGAAACGATGAGGATGGGGAGTACGAGTTAAGGTTTACTGAGGAGACTATCGAAAAGATACACTCCAAGTTTATGTCTAACCTTAAAAACCAAGACCTATTTAACGTAGAGCATTTTAGTGACGAGAGAGCGCCTGCATACATCTTAGAGGCTTGGATAGTAGACAACCCTAAACAAGATAAGGCTTACTCTACTTTTGGTATTGAAGTACCTAAAGGAACTTTGATGTTAACGGCTCAAATCACAGATAAGGAGTTCTATAATGACATCGTAGAAAATGAGCGTTTCGGATTCAGTATCGAAGCGTTCTTGGCTTTAGCAGAGCCACAAACAAGCAAACAAATAAATAATAGTAATATGTTACCTGACGGAACTTTTGAATTAGACGGTAAAAAATACGAGGTTAAGGATGGAGTCATCACACCCGTAGAGTCTGAGGAGGAGGAAGTCATCGTATCCGAAGAGATGTCTGAAGAGACAACTACAGAAGTAGTAATGGCAGAAGAGCCTACTGCGGAAGTAGAGATGGAAAACGAAGAGGAAACTAAAGAGGAACAAATGGAAGAGCCTAAAGAAGAGGAAATGGCTATCGACCCTGCTGCTGACTCTGAGGCTATCCTTGCTATCGTTGCTCCATACGTTGAGGAGAAGATGGCTGAAGTGCTTTCTCTAATTGCCGAACTTAAAGAAGAAATGGGAGAATCTGTAGAAGATGCAGCTACAGAGGATGCCGAAGTAGAAATGACTGCATCACATAAATTTCACAACTTAGTTAAATTCTTACAAAATGGCTAAAAAGTACAAATTTGATTTGACGGTTGATAGTACTGCTCTACTACAGGCAAACCCTACAGAGTTTTACTCACGTCTATACGGAATGGAAACGGCTTCAAGCAATTACCGTGTTCTTCCGGGTATCAAAAACAAAACAAAAATTGCTAACGTATTATTCGACCAAATAACTCAGGCGGCTGATTGCGACTTCCTTGCTACAGATGCTACTGTATCTGCTATCGAAGTAGACGTATGTCCATTGATGCTTAATGCTTCTGTATGTCAGTACGAACTAGAGCAGTCTTGGTTGGCTACTGAAATGGCACAAGGGTCTAACTCAGACTTCTCTGTAGCTTCATTTATGGCTTACTTCTGGGAGCAAATGGCTAACAAAGCACACGAAGAGTTCGCTAAACTTGCTTGGCAAGGAGATACTGACTTATTGGGTACTTACCTTAACCTTTGCGATGGATGGCTTAAGCGTCTTTGTGGTTTGTCTCCAATCCGAGTAGAGCAAGATGCAGTAGATTCATCTAATGTAATTACTCAACTTGGTGCAGTTATGACTGCTTTGCCTAACGAAGTAGTTGTTAACGCAGGAAGCGGACTTCAATTTAAAGTATCTCCGAACGTTGCTACTGCATACCGCATCGCTACTGCTGCGACTAACACAATCAATAACGTTACTCAGTCTTTGGGTCTTACGTTCTTGGACGTTCCAATCGTAGTAGAGTACGGTTTACCTGCTGATACGATTATCCTTTCAAGTAAAGATAATTTCGTATTCGTAACTGACCTAGAGGGCGATATTGATTCACTTGAGGTAGTAGACTTCTCTAAGACTACTCTTGACCGTCGTATCGGAGCGAGAGCAGACTACAAAGCAGGATTCTACATTACTAATGATGAGCAAATCGTACTACACGGAGCGTGTATTGCATCGTAAACTAAACTAATAACGAAGGGAGGTGTGATTCCTCCCTTTATTTAAACCCTATCAAAATGGCTAATTGTACTACATTAGAAGACATAATCAAAGGCTGCGATAACAATATCGGGGGGATTACTGCGGTTTACGTAAACGATATGGAGAACATCTCAGCAATTACAGAAGACGATGCTACGTGGACTGTAACGGCTATGACTGCTTCTCCTAGATTTCAAACATTTGAGTTCCGAAGAAACGTAGGTAACTTTACAGAGGATTCTGCTATCGACCTTATTAACGGCTCTTCATTCATTACTGCTACTATTAACTTAATGCTACACAGAAGAGAGGCTTCTGTATCTCGAGCATTAAAGATTTTAGGAGAGGGACAAAGAGACCTAGCGGTAATCGTTAAAGACTCAAACGAGAAGTATTGGTACTTCCCTTATGCTCAGTTGACAACTCTTGGAGAGGGGTCAGGAACTGCAAAAGCAGACGGGTCTAAATACTCAGTTGTTTTAACTGCTGAAAACGCACACCTCGCTAAAGAAGTGGACTCAACAATTATCTCAGGATTACTTGAGCCGATTTCTTAATCTTTTCTCATAGCTTATAGAGAGGGAGGCTTAACGGTCTCCCTTTTCTTTTTAAAAAAAAGTAGGTTGTAATCCAAATAGTTTAGTATGATATACATCAACAAAGATACTAGTAACGTATTTGTATTGACTTTAACGGAAGAGGCTACAGAAGTTAATCCGGTTTGGTTGTTTAAGTTTACTTGGGAGACTGACGTAAACGATGTAGCACCATTGTATTGGATTGGAACAGACACTAGCCTTTATGATTACCGTTATAACTACTTTACTTTGATAGAGGGAACGGACGTAACTTTTAGAATAGGTCAATATAAATATGAGGTTTACGAATCTCCTGAGGGGAGTAGTCCAACAGACGAGACTGGACTTACTTTAATCGAAGAGGGTAGAATGGTAGTAAGCGGAATAGGAACGACAATATACGACTAATGGGATTATTTAGTAACAAGACAACATTTAAAGCAATAGAGATAGAGCAACCGACAGACAACTATAAGTCTTTCTCTACTCCATTTCAGAAACTACCTACGGGTAACTTATCACTTCCTTTCATTTACGATAGATATGAAACTAGAGGTTACATTCCATTTGGCTCAGATAACCTCTATCCTCAGTACCTCAACCAAACCTATTTTAGTAGTCCTTTGCACGGTGCGATCGTAGACTTTAAGACTAATGCATCCGTTGGAGGAGGCTATAAAATAGACCAATCTAAACTATCCGCAAAGGAGCGAGTAGCTTTATACTCATTTGAAAAGCGACTAGTATTAGACAAGTTTATAAAGACTTTGGCTAGGGAGTATATCGTTCATAATAGAAGTTACTTCCTGATTACGTTAAAAGATGGTGAGACAAAAAGCGTTAAGCACGTAGACGCTGCGAAAGTCAGAACAAACAAAGATAAGACGCTTTATACTATTGCTCAAGATTGGACGCAATACCTACAGACTAAAACTTATAAGCCATACGATAAGACTTGTAAAAATGGAACGTACATAGTATGTTTCGAGGAGCAGTCGTTAGGTCAAGACATCTACCCACTACCACAGTACACAAGTGCATTAAATTACGCTTACTTGTCAGGGGATATGAGTTACCTCGCTAAGTCTAATATTCAAAATAGTGTATTCCCTAGTTTTGCTATTAAGTTTCCTAAGAAGCCACAGAATAACGAGGAACTCGCTCAACTACAAGAGACCGTAAACAAAATGAAGGGAGCGGAGAACGCAGGAAAAGCGGTTGCATTTTTCGCTAACAATAAAGACCAACTACCGGAACTTGAAGCGATACCGACTAATCAAAATGATAGTTTATTCAAAGAGGCTTCTGACTTAGTTACAGAACAGATTTGTTTTGCTCATACTATTGACCCTATCCTTTTAGGAGTACGTACTACCGGAAGTCTAGGCAACGGATCAGACATTAAACAAGCCTACATCATATTTGAAAAGAATGTAATCATACCAATTAGAGAGCGTATTGCTGACATTATAAACAAGTTACTCAAAATCTCAGGTATTGATGCAGAGATAGAAATAGTCAACTATCAAATAATTAACGAAACTATTGTAGAAGTAGAAGAGGAAGGTAGTGCTACAATGGACGCTCTAAATAGTATGTCTCCATTGGTTGCTACTAAGGTACTCGAATCAATGTCTCAAAACGAGATACGCTCATTAGCAGGACTTAAACCAAAAGAGGGAGGAGACCTAACAAAAGGAGAGCAAGAGGCAATAACAAACCAACCTACTCAACCTCAGCAGGAGACGCAAATGAATGACGCTCTAAAAGGTTTGACTGCTAAAGACAATATGGATATTATACGAATCGTAAGAGACTACAATAAAGGTAAGCTGACAGAAACGTTAGCACGTACTCGCTTAATGGCTTACGGCTTCGATACTGAAACAATCACTCAAATACTAAGCGAATGATTTACTTTGTAACAGAGAACTACTTAAAGAATAACACTCCGATAACTAAGAACGTAGACGTTAATGACGTTTATCCGTATGTCGCTACTCAGTCCGATATGCGTATCCAATCAATACTCGGAAGTTATTTTTATAATGACATACTAACGAAGTATAACGCTCAGACGCTTAACGCAGATGAGACTGACTTAGTAGAGAAAATCCAACCGGTAGTAGCTTGGTTTAGTGCAGTAGATGCCGTATTCGGACTTTCGTACCAACTTAAAAATAAGGGAGTTCAGCAACAATTCGGAGACTACTCTACTTCTGTAGGTCAGTCGGACATATCGTTCAATATGGAACACTACGAGCAAAAGGCTCAGTTCTACGAGAAGAGACTAATTAGATGGCTACTAGATAATAAAGACTTATTCCCTAATTTCACAAGCAAAGACAACAAAGACTCAGACCTTAAACCTATAGACGGATGCGGAGACGGTTTAGATAATTGGAATAACACTATAATTGTATTTTAATGGCTACTATTCCATTAACGATATCAGGGATAAAGGAGGCTAAAAAAGACCTCAAGGAGTTAGGTGATGAGTTTGAGAAGTTCAAACAAGACCCTATAAAGTCGGCTAAGTTAGCTAAAGAATTTAATACTTTATCTGACTCAATAGACAAAGCAGAGAAGTCTTTTGAGGAATTAAACAAGTCCGGCAAAAATCTGAGTGCCACATTCGAGCAGATATACGGGGAGGACTTACAACCGATGTCTAGCCGTATTGGAGAGTTAGAAGACCGCCTTTATGAACTTTCTAACGCAGGTAAACAGAATACTCAGGAGTTTCAAGATATGGCTTTCGAGGCTGCGAGGCTTCGACAGAACATAATTGAAACAGATAGACAAGTAGACCTACTTGCTGAGAATAAAGGTTTCGGAATATTTGGTGCAGGGATTAGTCAGGTAGGAGAGTCTTTGTTAAGGTTAGATTTTGACGGTGCGTCGCAATCTGCTAAAGCATTAAATGCTAATGTAGGCAATCTAGGTAAGATGGGTGCTCAGGCTATCAAAGGTCTTGGTAGTACCGTAGTAAATCTAGGTAAGGCTTTCGGTAAAATGGGAATGGCTTTACTTGCTAATCCTATCTTTTTAATGGCATCAGCGGTAACCGCTATAGTAGTTGCGGTAGTTGCTTTAATGAATGAACTTGGGATCTTACAACCATTACTTGACGGAATAGGTAAAGTATTTGAGTTTATTAAAGGTATTATTGATAAGGTAGTCCAAGCATTAAAAGACTTTACAGATTGGTTAGGAATTACTAATAATGCAGCAAAAAAGTTAGCCGAGGAAAACCTTGAGGGGTTGACTAAGGTAATTGACCGAACGCAAGACGTTACTGACTCTATAACTATGCGTTATGACGAGGAGATAAAACTCGCTCAGATAGCAGGGGAAGATACCTCAAGATTAGAAATAGAAAAGCAGGAGGCGGTAACTAAGACTGATAAGATTAAGTTAGAAGCCTATAAACGCCAGTTAAAAGCGTTAGAGGTTTTAGGTACTGCTGAACAATCTGAGATAGATGCTATCAAACAAGCAATCAAAGAAACGGAGAAAGCAATAAAGCAAGGGGAGTCTAACATAAAAGTAATAAAGGCTCAAGCGGATGCTGACGAGGATAAGCGAAGAGAAGACCAACTACGAGCAGACCAAGAGGCTTATAAAAAGAGACTAGAGGCACAAAAGAAATTTGAGCAGGATAGACTAAACGCTAGTAGACAAATACAAGACTTAGAGTTAGCTTTAATGGAGGAAGGTCTTATTAAGGAATTAACTTTAAACAATGTTAGATATCAACGTTTAATAGAGAATACTTTAGCAAATGAAAACCTACTAGAGGAGGAAAAAAATGCGTTAATAGATTTACTTAGAGAAGAGCGCACACAAAAGGAAGATGCTTTAGTAACTGATGCGAATGAAAAAGAGAAGGCTCAGGAACTTGCTCAACACGAGGAGTTAATGGCTTTAGGTGCTCAGATAGGAGAGGAGGCTTTAGCATTAACTGCTGATTATGGAGAAGAGGAACTAAACCAAGAGGCAGAGAATTATAAGAAAAGAATAGCACAAGAGGAAGCCTATGCACAAGCCAAAGAAAACCTACAAGAAACCTTAGTTGGTAGCCTTAAAGGTTTATCTGACTCACTTACAAAAGCAGGTATTGAAAACGCAGGATTACAGAAGACTCTTGCTTTAGTAGATATCGCAGTTAATACGGCTAAATCATTGAGTAACATTATCGCGGGTGCTACTGCGGCTGCGGTGGCTTCAGGGCCAGGTGCTCCATTTGTCTTAGGTGGTTATATTGCTTCGGGTATTGCTACAGTAGCTTCTGCGGTTGCTAGTGCTTATTCTGCATTAAAAAAAGCACCATCTATTGGAGGTAGTGGAGGAGGTGGAGGTGGCTCAATAGGAGGAGCGTCTGTATCTTCTGCTACTCCTGCTCAACCGTCCTTTGAGTTATTCGGACAAAACAACGACTTAAACAACTTATCTAATCAGGGAGATGTAGAATCCTCTCAAGAGATACAAGTAAAAGCAGTCGTATCTGAAACCGAAGTAACGGACACACAGAATAAGATTAAAAAGATTAAAGAATCTGCGACATTATGACAAGCTACATTCAACTAATAAATAAGATAGACGCTTTCTGTTCTGCTCACTATCAGGTCAAAAGATTCGATGCTGAGTTCGGAGAGCAACGTCCTAACCTAGCTACTGATTCTGAGGAGTATCCTTATGTATTTATGAGTCCTACTTCCGGTACTCCTAACTACGATCTTAACCAAATAACAGTAGATATAACTTGCTACGACATAATCCAAAAGGACAGAGCAAACCTTAACACTATAGTAAGTGATTGTCATTTAATCTTAACGGATTTATTCGGCTATTACAATCAGGGTAAGGACGATGACATTATAGCTTTATCTGCTAGTCAAACACCTCTAAACAACTACGATTTAGATTACGTTGCAGGTTGGTCTATGACTATTACATTTGAGTTAGAGGGATGGTGTACGGATGCAATACCAATGTCTCCAATACCAAGTGGAGGAGGAGGATCGTGTGAGGTTGCTACTTACACTATTACAGATGACGAGGGAACTACTTTATATTCGGGAACTATTGCAAGTGGAGGAGATTTAACTCAAGCTATCTCAGACGCTACGGCAACGCTAAAAGATACTTCGGGAGTAACCATATCGACTACTTCGATTAATGCTCAAGGTAGTGCGGATATTACTGCTCCTGATTCTACTTACTCAAACACGGACGCTAGTTATACGGGTAACGTAGTAAGCGGAGGTAGTTTGTCTATACCTGACTCGGACGTAAATGTTAACTCAGTAAACGAGGGAAGCGTAGTAAGTGTAAAAGATATAGACATAAACGTAGTAGACTCTTCCGGTAGTGTTACTCCTGACTCGGTTACTATTGTAGGTAATACAGTTACGATAGATGTACCTGACTCTGCTCCTGCTCCTGTGGGTGCTACACCTTTAAAAACAGGCACTATAACTTCATATTTTACAGGCGATGACGGAGGAACGCAAAGAGGTAGAGCGACTGACTTTTTTACT